AGATAGCTAGGGCTACTTGTGCCAATACCCACTCTATCGTTTGCAGCATCTGTTCTTATAAGATTTGCGTCATTCTCACCTTCAACCTGAAAATCAATATCGTTACCGCCACCATTGATTATAGCTTTATCATTAGAACCTTCGTCCAGCGAGAGGAAGTTCCGACCGCCAGCATTAAAGTCTATTTGATCGCCCCGGAATCTGATATAAGTATTTGAATCCCCGTCATGATAAATATATTGTTTTACGTTAATATCTCCAGTGCCGGTATATCCTGCCGTGCTCTGTGTTGTTCCGTCAGCAAACGAAATTGTTGGAGTATGTAATTGAACACCACTAATATGGCCTTCTTTTGTTACTTTCGCCAACGTTGTAGAGGAGCTGTCATTCCATCTTTGTAAGTCAGTTGCCTGAGCTGCATTTCCTTTTACTGTAAATGTAGGACTTGCTGCAGCAACGTTTTGGAATATTATACCATCATCTTGAGCAAAATTAGCGATATTCTGAGAATTATGTTTTATCCAGAATCCGTTATTATTAGCTACGTAAAATTCACAAGTGCTATCACCTACTCCACCTGCAGAACCTTGTTCAGCAAATAAATAACCATAAGTTGGTGCGGAATCACCATCAGCAGTATCCCTCAAACCAAGTTTAAATCTTGGAAACTGTTCATTTTCTAGATGTAGAGAAACAGTCTCGTCATATGCATTGTTTATAAAATAATTAAAGAATACACCTGCACCTTGTCTCTCTATAGTTATAGGTGCATTACCGCTTGTTGCAGAGGTGTATTGTATAGTTCCGTCTGGAAAAGCGAAACCCTCAAAGCTGGAGTCAACACCGCTAACTAATCCCGTTGAATCTAAGAAGACAGCCTTTGGAGCAGGTTGTGTACAGAAGACATTTGAAACACCAACTAAAGAAATCTTTGAGCCACTATTACTACTAGATATAATGGTGTCTCTACTTAGACTATTGGAGGAGGAGGTGTATATTCCAATACCAACTTCATAGTTTCCATCGGGAGATTCTATACAATAATACGTGGAGTTGCCATCGCCTATGGCGGCAGAGAAAGTTGTAGAAGCGTCAATCGTTCCACCAAGAACTACACTCCCTGTGCCTGTAGTTGTAGTAACTTCCTTTACTCTGTCAGCAAGAATAAAAGCCATCTTTCACCCCTTTAGAATTGTTTGTAAGTTCCTGCTATATGCATATCGCCATCTTGATCCATGTATGCAACTACATTCCCTGCTTCATTTTTCCATTCTTGTATTCTTTCAGAGGCTGTTTTAGGTATAATTTCAAAAGCTGCGTCGGCTGCTGGATTAGTTCCAATGTCACCAACAGTAATTCTTTTATTTGTTGAATCTGCTCTGATTGATCCACCAAGATTCATCTCGTTGGACTCTAGAGTGACAGATGTGCCATCACTAAATCTTAATCCACCAAGAACATTAATATCGCCGGAAACACTGATTGAAGGTCTTTCAGGGGACGCGACGGCAAAACTAGGCGTGATAGTCATAGCATCCACATGATGCCTCATTGTCATCAGCGTCTTTTCAGCGCTGTCTGCGCCGGTAAATGTAAATGCAACGCCGCCATCTGGATTATTGCTAAACGAATCATTTTTATTAAATATAGAGGCTACCTTGTCAGTACCAAAGAAGTTAGTTGAATGTGTCAGTGTCATATTGTCAGAGCCTTGACTGACAATAAACTTAGCGTTTGGAACCTCTAGGAATTTGTCTGACTGGTTTGGCCCCATTATACCTTTGAGTATTGTATAATTATCACCCATACCAATGTACAAACTATAATCGGAGGAAGCGTTTCTTGCAATGTTATCCATACCGATAATAATGGATTTGTCTATGCTTGAATTTATTTCATTGTCTGCAGCGTTGTGACCTATGACAATATTTCTGTCACCACCAACAATCCCAGCTCCAGCATCGGAGCCTATGAAAATATTCCTTGACGCTGCGCTTAAAAGATTACTACCTGCTCTGTAGCCTATCGCTATGTTGTCATCGCCAGCACCACGACTGAGCAGATTTAATGCTTGATAACCAAATCCGACATTCCTTGAATTATTGGAGAGGGAAGAAGCTTCTCTAGATTCAGGAGATTGATATCCAACGAACTGGTTTCCATTTGAGTCACCAAAGACCGTAGAAGAAAGATTGACATCTCTATCATTTGGAGATATATTAATCTGATTTCCTTCATCATCTTGGAATATAAGAATTTGAGGAACTGCAGAAGTGTTACCTGCAGTAACAAATATTTTACCAAAACCAGTATTGTTTGATGAAGTTCTGCCATAGGAGAACTGAGTCATTGATATTTCACCGCCCACGGAAAGATCAGACTGAGGGCTTTGTACTTTGATACCAACATTATTATCATCTATAGAGATAATTTTGGTCTTTGCTGAAGAGCTTATCATTGAGAGATCCGCTCTTTCGTCACCTTCATCATAAGTGATATCCAGACCGTGAGTGGCGCTGTTGTTCCTGCCTAGAAGCTGTAGAGTTGAGTCGTAGCTTGTAGGAGACATAACTCTAACAATAGCATCTCCAGTTGACTGAACGTTTAATATTGTGTTTGGCAGTGGATTTAGTGAAGAGTCAGTAATACCTACCAAACCCGGCCCTTTAGTTCTCATTAATGTAATTGCATCTAAAGGCGATGTTGCATCATCGTACGCAGATATTGTTAGTCGGTCTTTCTTTTGGCCGCTTAAAACTTCGTCCCGCGCGTCAGTATAGTTTATACCAAAGCCTACTACGTGGTCTACACCTCCAGTATTCTTAATTCTAGAAGCTCTTGAAACAAATTTTTGTCCAACCACAACGCCTGAAGTTAAAGATGTATAAGAAACGTCATAGTCCACGCCGGAACTCAAGAAGTTTACACCAGAGGCCTTGTTTTGAATAGTATCTGTTCCGTCTATATGTCTTTCTCTAGAAAAGTAAACGGTGTTAGAATTGTTTGAGTGTAAATCGTTCTCAAAGAAAAGGCCAAAGCATCCGCTTTCTGATAATAGAGATAAGCTTTCTCTACCTATAACTCTATCTGTTTGTAGGTGGTTTCCAGAAGCTATGTTTATACTTATACTGCTATTCCAGCTAGACTGAGAATTTATATTGTGATCTTCTAAGCAATCTGGAGCATTACCCGAAGGGCTGAAAATCCACTCGTATCTTCTTCTGTAGTTTGAAGGTGAAGTACCACTAGAAACTATTACAAGACCAGCTCCACTTAGGGTATCATCATCAAGATATCCACAAGGTGTTGGCTCTCCATCACATACTCCTGAACTAGCAAGGTATAGGGTTCTACACTCATAAACGCAGTCAACAACATTTTCAAACGTTAAAGCTGAAAAAGTATCTACATTTAATTTAGAAAAGTGTCCTATCCATTTAAGATCTGGAGTTCCTAGTTTATATTTGTAACCTTCGTGTGGAACTAAGTTTCCAGCTACTGTCACAAGACCTTCTGATCCAGATGGAGATGGCGTGCCTACGCCAAGTTTTCCGCCTGAAAAATATATGTCATCATTGATAGAATCAGAAAGCCAAGCTGTTTTCCAACCAAAATTTTGCTCACCTAAATCATAAGTTCCCGACAAAGAAGGTGAGATAGCACCAGAAACTTCTAGCGTACTGGATGTATGTAGCTTTTTAGTACCTATTCCAAGCTTTATATTGTCTAGTTCCCCATACATAAGCGGAACACCGCCGCCACCCTCTGTTATGTCGGGACAATCGGTGAATGAAGAAACATCATTTACGCCAAGGTAAAATTTATTGCTATACTTTTCTCCAATACCGCTTCCGTGATAGTATCCAGCACCATTTCCTATTGCTATATTATTGCTTCCATACTTATTGCTTTGCAGCGCATTGGCGCCTAATACAGTATTATTATTGCCAAAAGTATTGCCAGCTAAAGATTTGTAGCCTACAGCTGTATTACCACTACCGTAAACATTGCAAGTTTCAGAATAAGAGCCAATAGCAGTGTTTTCACCACCATTGAAGTTATTATGTAAAGAATAGTAACCAATAGCTGTATTATCAATGCTTACATATTCTGGCAAGTAAAGCTTGTCTAAAGCGCCATCTCCAGCAATAGTAGTTCTGGTGTCTGGCGTAGAAAAGTTAGCCGTATTGATATTCTTACCTTCTAAGAACAGGTAAGTAGAGTCAATCATATCAATTAGATTGTGTCTAACATCGTAAGGCGATATCATCATCCTAGAGTTATCTAGAATTTCACTATTGATATTACCTACAATAGTTTGCTTTGGCAGAATAGGCATTTAAAAACCCTTTTATTTGAAGCTAATTTCTAATGTGTTATAATCAAACTTTACATTATCTCCAGCGTATATGATTCTCGGGTTATCAAGCGCTGCGTGCATTAGTACGTTTCCGGGTGAATTAGACTCGTATGTGTTTACATGTTGCGCATCACAGATAGCAATCCCAGAAACCCATCCCCAATCTAAAAGGGCCGTATTGAATACAATCTGACCACTATTTCTAATAGTTCCACTACCAGTTTCAAAATCTTCTTGTGTGTACGAAAACTTTGTCGCTCCGGGAGCGCCTAGATTTACTCTAGTATAGCCAGTACCAGAACCATTAATTCCACTTGGCAGCTCAAGAATCGTAGTGCCAGTATCTGCGTCAGCCTTATCTGCTTCTTTTACACCGCTAACTAAAGCAATTGATATATTAGAAGGTGCAGCGAAATTTTCGCCTCTAAATACGAAATTTAAGAGGCCCGACTCTAAATAATTTGATAGAGCAGCCATTATTATCTCCTATAAATTTCCTTAAAAAAGAACGTTCTACCTTTATTATACACATAAAAAAAGAGCCACCCCCACAAATAAGTGAGGGCGGCATCCTTTGTTCTCAGGTTTTATACCAGATAATTAGAACGATCCAAGGATCACTCGTCTGTTATCCAGAACACCAAAGCCAATTTCAGCAAAACCGTAGTAACCAGCGCGCTGTTGTCTATGAAGAGTAGGATCTTCAAAGATTTCAACTTGCTGCTTAACTGGCATTACAAAGCTGTCATTTGCGCCTTGATCCAAACCTACAACCAATTCTACGTCATTAGTTTCTACTGCACCTGACAGAGAACTAGTGAAGAAGCTTTGGTATTCTTGACCTTCTCCAAGCTCATCTAGGTCGTGAAGGTTCACGCCAAAGATGCGTGTAATTGGAGCTCCGCCTTCAGCGGCGGTGTAGATTTCACGACGAGTGACTTCGTCGATCTGATCAAGTCCCCAGTTACGGACGTCTTCCAGAGCTTCTGGAGAAACGTAGAGGTCAGTCAAACTGCCACGGCCAACAGAAGCGCTGTTTCCGCCAGAGTTTCTACGCATTACAGTTTGTAGAAGAGAAACAAGTCTCTTGCTAAACTGGCCTGCGGTAGCATCTGCATCGTAGACTAAGATATTGCGATCAACGCCGGCAGCCAAAATGGTGTGCCATCCGTCATCGTTCATTTTCTTAGTGAAACCAGCTTCGAGAACCTGCATAGCGCGTGCTACGATGTCCCAACGTGCTTCACGAGCATAACGCAGCAAGTAGTCAATTGAACTAGTTACTGTGTATGTTGGAATCATAACGTAATCGCCTTCGACGCTACGTTCTGGTACTCTACCGTGTCCGGGATTGGTGTAAGCAACGTGCTCACCTTCAAGTCCGGGAGAAATCAAATCAAGTGGAAACTCAGTGTTAGCACCGGGTTCTACATTGATAGTTTCAAAAATATCACCAAGGATGTTGCCAACTAGAACGCCTTTTCTCAAAGGAAGTTCAAGAGCTTTGGCAAATTCTCGCTGAGCTGCTTGAGCGACACCCAAATCACTATCGCCAGATTTGCGAAGTAGCGAAATGAATTCATCGCTAGGTCTATCTGTATAAGACATTATTATATCTCCTTTAATTAAGGTTTACTAGATGGTGACGTTAGCCTGTGGTAGGTTAACTTCAACTTTAGCGTAACCGTCTTCGTCCTTTGAGGACAAGAAACGACCAACTGCTAAGTTACCAGATCCAACTAAGGTAGCAACCGCAATGGACGCGCCATTACTGATATTACCGTTGTTGTGTACATACGCGATATCTCCAGCTGCTGGAGTACCTTCAATGTTGCTTGTTACAACATAACCCTTACGCAATACCGTCACTTTACCACCAAGTTGAACTTCGTCTTTATGTTGGTTTAAGTGAGTACGAGTAAGGTCTTTGTTAACAACATCATTAAGCAAAATACCTACTGGTGAATCAGTTGCGGCAACTGATGTCTTGTAGAATACTTTATTAACGCCCTGATCCATGGCAGCGCCAGAACCAGCCGTCGTGTCGTGAACGACTACACCACCTCTAGTAGCAACTGCTGCATCCAGAAAGAAGCTAATATCGGTTTGTAGTTCGTATCTATCTGCTTTAAGAGCCATTTTCTAATCTCCTGTAGATAAATTAAATTACTTGTTTAAAACGTTTGATTCGAGCCAAGTTGCAATGCTAGCACGAGTGCTTTGCATTTCATCAACTTCAGAAACTTCCTCTACGAGAGCAGCTTCGGTGGACTCGACTTCTTCAAAAGCTTCTTCTAATTCAGCTTCTGCTTCTTCAGCTTCTTCTTCTTCAGCTTTAGCTTCTTTTTCCTTTTTCTTCTTTTCGATAGCCTCTTTCAGAGCTTCTGGCATTGCTGCTTCAGCTTCTTCGTCCTTATCTTCTTTCTTTGCTTTCTTTTTCATGAGAGCAACGACAGTTTCAAAGGCTTCATCTTCTAGAGACTCAAAGCTAGCAAAAGATTCTTCTACGTCTTCTTCGCTGATACCAGCTTCAACAAGAGCAGCTTTTCTCTTTTTCATCATAGCTTTCTTCTTCATATCGTCCATTTCTTTCATAGCTTCAGCAAGTTCTGTTTGAGAACCAGCTAGAGCATCTTCTAATTCAGCAATCCTAGCCTGAGTAGACTTTACAGTTTCCTCAAGGTTAGCGATAGCTTCGTCTTTTGCCTGAACATCAGCTTCATAAGCTTCAACCGTTGAGGCAAATTCTTTATCTTTTGCTTCTTCGATTTGTGCCTTGATAGCCTCATTCTCGGCTTTGGACGCAGCCAAGTCTTCCGTAAGACCTGCAATCTGCTTTTCCAAGATCTGAGTATTATCTGACATTATAAATTCTCCTATAGAAAGTTTATCAGTAACGTCTTCATTTATAATAAATGATTTGCTCTTTTCAAATATGACACTTCTAGGGTTGGCTGGTTTTGAAACCAAACCTTTGCCTGAAAATGCTATATTCTTGAGAGCCCTACCTACAGTATAGCCTTCGTAACTTCCTTCTCCACCATAAGATCTAAGGTGTTTAGTCAGAAACGAAGATTCTTCTGTCCGTGCTAAAATTTTGTTCTGCCCATCGGGGTCAGTCAGGGCGTAATCAAAATCAGAGAACAAACACTCCATAGACACAAACCATTTTCCCTCTTCGATTTCAGCAATAATTTGATTCATTCGATCTCTGTTTTCTGGGTTAGTCCAACTATTGTATAGAACTGCTTCAGTAACAATGTCAAATTCACTAGGAGTTTCTACATCGTCCGCAGAAACTTTATCGCCATCCTTATTTAATACATAGGAACTAGTGATGTGTCCTATGATATCATTTTCGTTATGCATAAAATTGAACTGCTTGTCTTCAGGTGTACTGCGAGCAGCCCATGTTGCTTCAGGTGTAAACACGTCATCGTTCTTGTTCCAGCCTGTTGAAACTAAAACAGCTTCTAAATAGTAAAGGTCAAACTGGTCAGGATTGCTTTTACCTTCAGAAGCCATAAGCTTTTTGATGACATCATTCTCCTCGGGCTTAAGGTTAACAGAAGCCTGCGAAGCATAAACGACGGATGCTTGAGATTTAATAACCTCAGCAATACCGTCATTAATTTCTTGTTGATATATTTTCATGTGTCTTACCTCTAAAATAAGTATACACAATTTTTAAAAAAAGTTTAGAAATACTACTATTTCATAGCGTATTCTATAAAGCAGCTAACGGCTTTCTTCCTATACGACTCTATAGACATATCATTTATATCTATGTCTTTGTCAGATAGAAGCGTTTTAAATGATGTAGGTGTTAAGCTTGCGCTTGCTAAATGTTGATGAATTACATTTTCATTAACTTCACATAGTAAGTCTAAATTTGTAAGAACATCAAACTTAATTCGCTCTACATCAAACAACTCCGCCTTTGTGACCTGTCTTAGATTTTTCTTATTGTTGGCTTTTAGAAATGCCATAGTCACACATTCAGATATTTTATTATATGAGTTTTGAGACCAGTCTATTAAGTCCGCTAGTCCGGGCTTTGATCTTGGCTTTTCAACTCTTTGCTTCCTTGGCTCAGTATCTATTGAGTTTTTGGGTCTTCCATTGTTTTCACTTGGTATATCATTTGTCTTCTCGACTTTTGGGACAATTGGCCCGTCTTTCTTTTCTGGCTCAACATTTACCTCGACTTCTCTGGTTGGCAAGCCTTTTTCTTCAAGGTACTCGTCGTCGAGAAGGTCTTTGTTGAGAGCTATTTTTTCAATCTCATGATCATGCTGAGGATTGTGATAAGGGCCAGCTTTGTTTGGAGATTGATCTCTACCTCTATCTTTCATCTCTCTCTTAAGTCTAATTTTTTCCACGGTTGGTATTTCCTTGAATCGTTCCAATATGGTCTCGTGAGATATAATATCTCTGTCCGCAAGCTGTAATAGTAAGTTCTTCTCTGCGGTGTCATCTGAAAGATTCATCTGGTCGAATTGTACATAGGCTGGCCTTCTAAAGCCCATTGCTTTTCTGACTACCTCTATTTCTTTTTGCCAAAAATTAACTAGCAAAGTCCTACCGTACTGCAATCGCTCGACGAGAGTCTTAAGGCTAATAAAGTTATTTGTAAATCCTCCACCGTTACCAGCCATGCCTGTAAGGGTTGGAGGAACACCAAGTCCAGCATATATACTGTTGAGAACAGAATTGTATTTTTCTGAACCTAAGAACTTATAGACCTGACTATTTGACTCTGTGTAAGAAAGCTCTGGCCCCCAAACCAACTCCATAGTTCCGCCTCCAGCATTACTTGCTAAGATGTCGCGCAGTTTGTTGATCGCCGCTTTGTTTGGTAGGATTTTGTGATCTAGACTACCAAGAGTCCACAATCTAATATTTGAGATCGCGCCATCTAGAGCAGATAGGTCAGCCAGTCTCATTTTTTCTAGCATGATTATATCATCAAGAATTGCGTAGATCATAGGATTTGCCCAGACCTGCCAATCGTCTTTCTTGTAGTAGTGTACGGATAGTCTTTCTGGCTCTAGGGGTATTTCTTTGTCGCCATTTTCTATAGACCTTCTGGCTGCCGGCGGCAGTGTCTTAAGTATTTCTTGAGGTATATGGCCCTTTTTGTACACATCTGATATAACGCTGTTTGATATACTAAATCTTTTTGAGCCAACAAATAAAGACAATCCACTTTCTTTCATGTTAACACTCATGGGATTAAAGAAGTTGTACCTAAAAGGTATTACATTTTTAGTTACATTTGGTAGTTCAACTTTAATATCATTTCCTACAGACTTCATAAACTTATTGAGTTCTGGAGTAATACTAGCATTGCTTCTGTATACAATGACGTTGCCTGTTCTATATAAATTATTCAGGAACCGTTCTGATCTTTCTTTGCCGTCAACCTTTTTAAACCATTGTTTGAAGAATTTCTCTGCAGTTCTGTCAGCATGAACAAGGCTAATTCCCTGACTACCAAAGTCTCCCATCAAATCAACTATGTTTCTGATTATTCCAACTTTGTCATATGCATCCATACACATTTTAATAATGCGCTTTTGATTGCTTGGTACGCGCTCGCCCTCTCTAAAGGCATAGTAGTCTCTTTTGGTAAACTGTGGCCTTACAGATCTGTTTGGCTCTATATTAAGAAAATCTCTATGATATGCAGCACTTTTACCTAAACCACCATAAGAATCAATGTTTTCGCTGTAAGAAGCAAACGCACTTTGTCTGTCTTCATCACCTGACCACGTAATCATATCTTCGCTCATTTTATGCCTCTGTATCTTCAATTGGAATGTTAATTGGAATGGTTACAATATTATACACAAATTAATAAACATCTTTCATATTCTCAGTAAACCAGTTTGGCCCGGTAAACATAGTTTCGCTACCTTTTCTCTGTATGCCGTCCATCGTAGCGAACCCGCCATAGAAATTGTATTCCTGTGGGGTTGGTGCTCTCATGATACCTCTAGCTGCCATGTTAGCCATAATTAAAGCTGAGTAGCGGTCTTTCCGCATTTTGCTTTTCTTACCAGCTCCTACAACTACTTCTGGTGTATCCCATCTATCTCTGCCACTTGCAGTTTGTGTCATTTGTATCATAGCCAACTCGTCCTTAAGCTCCTCAATGTCTAGAACGCACTCTTCAAGTGTATCGTATACTCTATTTTTTAATCCATCTTCTGCTGCTGATATACCAAGAGTTACGGGGTCAAAAAATGGAAACAACAAGGATTTGTCTTCAAAGTCTTTTCTTAAACTATGATTTGCTTCTGCTAGCCAGTCGTATTTAGCAAATTGACACATCTCTAATATGTGTAGACCCTTTTCATCGTCTGTGTCTTTGGCTTTGTTTTCATCTATCACGGGCCATATAGCAACTTCCCCATCTTTTATTTTATCATTATCATGCAGAGATTCCATCACGGCTATACCACCACCCTGCGCGTCCATTGCAATATGAACACATGGAAATAGTCTCATAAGATCTCTAATTTTTCTAGCACAGTAGGCATAGTAATCTGTTTCTGTAGAATAACCTTTTTTGATTTTGTCTTTATGTTCTGATCTATTAGTCGTCCAGCAGTGCACAATTTTTCTGTGGTCTGAGTTTATCTCAATAACAACAATACTAAAATTGTCTACCTCGGATGCAGGGTCAACACCAAATACATATCTTTTATTTGGGTCTCCCATAAGTTTCGCTTCAAAATGTATCTCTTGCCCGTTAGAGTCTTTAAGTACATTGTCTATTGAAATAACGCAAGACTCTATAAGTGATCTCTTGAAAAACCCTTGACTATCTCTAGTGAAGCAAGCGCCGAACTCCATCTGATATATACCTGCGTGTACGGTAGCTTTGGATCTCGCAACCTGAGCAGCATCCATAAAGCCCTCTGGCAAAAGCTCATATGGTATTCTGATAATAGAGTACTGAGTCCAATCAAAACTTTTGGGAACTTCGTCTCCCCCAAAAACTTCTCTAAGTCTGTCTTCTCTGCCTTGGCTCTTTATGATTTGGCGCCACTTTTTCCAGTAGGTAGCAAAGTGATTAAAGTCATAATAAGCTGTACCAGAAAGAATGATTTGGTTGTCTTTAAGCGATAGATCTTCTTCTTCTTTTTTATCTTCTTTTATATCTATGCCGAGCTCCTTGGCTCTTTTTTCTGCGGCTAGTCTTTTGACATTGTCAATTGGGTCTGCGCTAACTGCAGCAAAACCAGCAACAACATTTTCAAATATGTCTCTAGGTATCGAGGCAAACTCGTCAGATATAATATCGTTAGCACGTTGACCACGAATCTTCTGCCCGTCACCTAGTGGCAGACATGTAACCGTGCTTTCATTGATTCTCATTACACACCTGTCAACATCTCGACGAGGCCCAGATGATCCGCTGCATATATCTCTAAGTATAGGTGCGTTTCTCCATATTGTCTCCATATACTCAAACAAAACTTTAGACTGCCTAAACGCAGCACCTACGACAACTACTTTTCGTTTTGGTAGAAGTAAAGCCCTAAGCAAAGCATAGAGGGATAACATGAACGACTTACCAAAACCACGACTGGCTATTAGCATTGGAAATTTTCTATTCCACATTTCACAAAGCATAAGCGCTTGAGATGGTAAGATTTGTATGTTGAGTATGTGTTTACAGAGAAATGAGAAGTACTCAGGCTTTGTCATTAGGTATACAAGTCTAAGGTGGTAATCATCGTCTTGAGTTTTAAGAATAGATGACGGGTTAAAAATATTTTTATCGTCTATATCTATTTTGAGCCAAGCTTCATTTATTTTTTTGAGTTCTGTCATTTTAGACTGGTTATACTCCCATAGCTCCTATGCGTTATTACATCATCTGCGAAGCCATAGTATACAGACTCGTGAGAAGAAAGATACCAGTCGCCCGACTTAAGTTTTCTCTTTATGAAACCCTTAACTTTTTCTTCTGTCGGCTGCTTGTAGTGTTCTTTAAAGAACTTACCTTTTGTGCAGCTTGCGGCATAAATGTCTAACATATCCTCAAGTATCTTCTTTTCAAACTTAGCCCAGTTTTGTGTATCAAGATAGTTTCCTGCGTTTGCGCTACTACCGTAGTGACACATAAAATGTGCATTAGGCATCATTATTCTTTTGTCGGCAGCTTGCAGTATTATACTGCTCATAGATTCTGCTTGACCGTAAACTAGTATAGTTACGTAGGATCTTGAAATTTTGATAGCATCGTATATAGCCATTCCGTCGCCCCAGTTTCCACCAAGGCTGTGCATATGTATAATAATTGGTTCATTCTTTATTTGGTCTAAGTACCTAATATTTTTTATAAACGTTGTGGCCATTCTATACTCAACGCCCGGATCATCTTCAAATGCACCGTGTTGACCATGCAAGAATATCTCTCTATTCTTGACATCTATATTTTGACCATGTATATCGTCTATTACATTGTTCATTAGTTATACATCTCGTTTAGTCTTTTGAATAAACTGGACAGAGTTAAGAAAGCATTATACTTATCACCACAAAACATTATATGTATATCTCTCTGAAGTTGAAACTCCATTAACATTTTTAACATATACTTTCCGCTAATACGTACTTTCTTTTTTTGCGATTCCGGTATCCTAGTATTGTCTGGAAACTCTACCAAATCCTTAAGTGTAAATTCTAATAATATAAACTTATGTTTGAAAGGCCTCATACGTTCTATTTCGTTCATGAACGCATGTTTCTTTTGTCCTAAGTTTGCAGCTAGTTCTTCAGGTGAAGCTTTTCTTTCTATGCAGACTTTTTCCTCTAGACCTACTATGGTATAGTCGCCAGTATCAAGCTTCTGTACTATCATCCCTTCGCACTTATCGTAATTGCTGAAGTGATAGCCTTCTTGCTCTCTAGTATCTTTTATAACTGTAAAGTTAGGAACTTTTTTTGTCATTGTCATGTACTATCTGTGAAAATAATGATTGGTAGGCGTGCTCATGTCCAGTTATTCTTTCATGGCATGAGCGACATAAAGTTATGCCGTTGTCAACATCATATCTCAAGATAGCGGCACTCGACCATTTTTTTATGTGGTGAGCTTGTAGTCTATATTTTGAAGTACATCCCGGCATCTGACACCGGAACTTATCTCTGCTATAAACTTTTTTTCTCCAGTCTTTATAAACTGGATCGTCATAATTTCTTCTCATTTTGCTTTCGCTGAAATAACTCTTATATCTCTCTTGATCTCTTTACATAGAGACCTAGCCTCTTTAGAGTCATCCTGATCTAAAATAAGCTTTAGTAATTTATATATAGCTGTATAACACGCTCCGTCTGGATCGTCAGCTTCTACAAAAATTATTGGATACTCAGAGTTATATTCATATATTCTATATTTACTAAGTCTTGATACGACTAATGACATATCAAGATAAACTTTGTATATTTTCATTTACGTCGTGTTTCATCATGATGTTAACTAGACCGTTTAAATCATTCTTTGGAGTCCATCCCAGTTTGAGTTTTGCTTTTTCGGAACTACCTCTTAGGTAATCTACCTCAGCTGGTCTGTAAAATTCCGGGTCAACTACAACGTGCTGCTCCCAGTCTTCAATCCCTACATATGCAAATGATCTTTCTAAAAATTGTCGAATGGTGTATGTGTTTCCTGTACATATTACATAATCATCTGGATCTTCCTGTTGCATCATAATCCACATGGCCTCTACATAATCACCAGCGTAACCCCAGTCGCGACACGCATCTAAGTTACCCAATCGGAGTTTCGGAAATTTTATATTTTCACCTTCTGACACTTTTGGATGTATGTGGATGTCGTCTTTAGAAAAAGTCATGGCGGGCTCATACGTGCTTTCCCATTCTTTTTCATTATCAGCGACATACTTCTTCCATCTCACAAAATCGCCAATCCACTTAGTAATTTTTCGAGTCACAAAGTTTTCTCCACGACGTTCTCCTTCGTGGTTAAATAAGATTCCGGCACTTGCATGTAAGCCGTAGGCTTCACGATATAATCTTACTGCATAGTGGGCTGCACATTTAGCTATGGCATATGGTGATTGTGGCAGAAATTTAGTTTCTTCATTTTGATATTTTTCACCATTGTCTGGATTGACATCATATGAATCACCAAACATCTCACTTGATGATGCTTGATAGAATCTACAATGTAGACCTAGATCCACAATTGCTTGTAATATGTTTAAGACTCCTTTGCCCGTAATATCCCATGTGAGACCGGGTTGCTTAAAAGATATGCCTACATGCGATTGTGCTGCTAAATTGTAGACTTCATCTACTTCGTTATTACTCGATAAAATGTTCATGACGCTACTGACATCAGTTATATCTCCATGAACTATGTCGAATCTGTCATTCCCAATTAGATGCTTGACTCTCTCAGTCGTGTCTACGCTGCTGCGACGAGCTACACCTACGACTTCATAATCTTTAGATATTAGTAAATCTGCAAGATGGCTTCCGTCCTGTCCGGTTACTCCGAATATAATCGCTTTCATTTATTTAATCCTTAACTGTATCTGGTGTTAGGAACGGTTGATCCACTTGACCGTCCTCGTATTTATGAAAAACGCTGAGCCGCTCCTTCTCTTGTTCCATAGCTAATCGCATTTTTTCCATCTCCATTCCATACTGTCGGGTTACAGCAGGATTTTGCATGAGATGAGCTACCCAGCCCGTAAAAGTTTGTTTTGAATCTTCAAGACGCTTGATTCTCTGCTCTCGCGTCCCCTTCATTTCTTTCAACATAGAGCTCTTCTTGGTTTGGAGATCTCTGTAGTCTCTGTTCATAGATTCCTGTGCGGCTCTGAGAGACGCTATCTGACGATCTAGATTGAATATGACCTCCTTGTCCTGATGTTCCGGTTCCGCCTGCCTCTCGACCTGCAGGAGCCCTTCAAATGCATTTATCTGATCTATGTTCTCTTTATTCTGCTTGAGGCACCTGTTCATTAACATCTCTAACTTGATCACGTCCACAACTTGCAACTCTTCGGTTGGAAACACATCATCTTTGAACTGATTAATGATTCTGCTCCAGTGATACTTGAAAAGTTCCAACTCATCCTCAGTAAATTGCTGCTCAAGCTCTATCCAGTAAGGACGCTCTTCTAGTTCGTAAGCGGCCTGCTCAAACTCAGAAAGCCCCATCTTTAAGTTCTTTTTAAGAAAGTTCTCAATCATGGATGGATTACGATCCAGATTCTCAGCTATGTCTTCGACTGAGATACTGCTTGCGTTATCTGTAATATAGCGGGTTTCTTCGTTAGATAGTCTACCCCTCTTCATACCCATGTTCCTCTAATATTGTTTGTATAATAAATAATACTTCCTCTTTCTTCTTTTTAGGTACATATACGTCATTTATAATCTTGAGGTAGTCTGCTCTATAGTGTGCGGGTAATTTTATGTCTAATACCTTCTGCATTTGTTTATAATCTAGGTCTGCTATGTATTCTTCTCTGGTATCTAGTAAATATTCCTCGTTTGCTAGTTGTCCGGGCATGACGATCTTTGCTTTTTCATCTTCGTTAGCCTGAAAGTGGTTATCTCGTACAAAATTCTTTAGTCTATTGGATAAATGTACCGATAAGAAGTTTTCTAGTGGTCTTTTGGAATCATATCTAGGTAGTGCTTCCATGCAGATGATAAATGCTTCTTGTTTGAGGTCATTTGGTTGGTATCCATAGAACGTGTACTTAGGGGCGATTCTATTTACAACCACATTTATTTGTTTAATTACCTCATCTTTTGTCATGTTACTGGGGATATGCATTAATCTTCCTCGTATTCCTTTAGAGTTACCCATTTTTCCCCATTATAAAATTGTAAGCATCTTTTTTCGGTGTTGTATATGATCATACCCTGCTGTGCGGGAGGTTTTGTGTCTTCATCGTAGTTATCTGGTGCTGCTCGTAGCACAGGAGCCGAGACTACGGAGTCTTTTCGTGTGAGATCAATGCGGCGAGCCTTGAATGGTAGCTGTTTTTGTGTCTTTGTAAGAGAATCTATGGATAAATTCTCAAGATCGTACATTTCTATGAGTTCTTCTCGGTCAATAGACTGAATAATGTCGTCTTTTCTTCCCAACAGTGTGTCTTCTTCCATATGTACCGGAGTGAGACGTTGAGATTCCATAGTTGCGACTATAGAGTAGGGGGCGGCGGTGGCTTCTCTGAGTTCTTGAGGGCTTACTGACTGTATTTTAAGTAAACTATCTCTTTTGAAACGTATACCTTTAGCTTCAGGTCTGTAATATCCGGGTTCTCCACCGTTGAAGTACCGAACTGGAGTCTCTCTAACTAAAGAAACTAGTGAATTTTCTTTTTCTAGGTATCCGATACCCTTTTCCCAGCTAACCAGCTGTTTATTATTGTGTTCTTCTATCTGGTAGTAGAATCTGCTTTCAAATCCAATCACATTTTCTAAACATGTAATTTCATTGCAGGCTGCATCCCACCTTTCGTCTCCACATTCAAACGTGTCGTGGCAATGTAGGAACACTCTACCAGTTCTTGCGTGGTCGGGTATTGAGTATCCGAAATTTAAACCACCGTGTAGGTATCTACTCTGTTTCTCTTTCTTCACCATCTTCGTCTCTCTCTAGAAGTTCTGATAGCGACTTATCCTCAGCCATCAACTCATCAACAATCTGACTGTTTAGCTCTGCTGTTGCCTTACAATGCAATTCAGAATCAACCTTGTCGCATTTATCTTTATTATTAGTCATTTTCTGTACCTTTTCCATTTCTATATCAATCTAACTGTTATATTATACACTCATACACTACTAAAAGACACAGGAACTTTCAAAAACGTGCGAATCTGAAGGGGCGAGTGGGGAGGATTGGGTAATACATTTGTATTGATTTGTCTGAATTGTGTTTGAACCACCCCGACTTTTTAATGAGAATGAGTCTCAATAAGCTTTGAAGATAAAAGTGGGTGTACTATCTAAATTATCAGGGTCAATAGATAGAGTTTACGCGACAAGTCAAAATTCAAGAGAAATGCAGGGGGCTTTTTTTTACTAATGAGACTAAGTATCAATAACACACTAAGAAAATAAATAGAATTATTCTGAGATTATTGTTAAGTATCTATTGACAAATGACGATATATATGATATACTTAGTATATAACAATTAAGAAAGGTTACAACATGTTTGACAAAGTAATAGACACAATCGGCAAGACAACCTTAGTAATAATTATTACATATGCAATCTACTTTTATGGTACAGAATTAATTAAGATTATTTCTTAAAAAAGTTCTAAAGTCTATTGACATTTATAGCCGATAGTATATAATAGAGACATAACAAACAACGTTCTTGAAAGGAACACAACATGAAGATTACTAAAGTAGGCACAAAGAGCCAAGCTAAACTAGAACTGTTCAAGATTGATCGTCGGATCGAAAAGAAGATTGAACAACACGTTAACGAGTTGGGTAAACACAATACCGACATTGTTGAACGTGAACTAGAACAGCTTTGGGCTAAGAAAAGTATTTTAGTTTCTTACATAAATAGTTAAAGATTACCCTTGACAAATGCCGATATATATAATATAATAAGAGCATAACAAGTTAACAACAAAGGATATAAGATGTCAGGTTTCACAGTTAAAAAAGAATTACGATACGACCACGTTAGCCATAGATACCTAGTAGAATGTACACACGGTAAGCGTTACGCTATTGCTACATCACATAAGAAGTTAAATCGTGGCGATACAATGAACTGTATTAGTCAAGTAGCAAGAAGCAACGACAGAAACTATTTACTAAATAAATACAAATAAAGTTAATATTGCTATTGACAAATGACGATAATTAGTATATAATAAGAGCATAACAAACAAACAACATTCCAATGAAAGGGAATAATATGAGAGTTTCAGAATTACAACCAAAACGCTTTCCAGCGTCACCATCAGTAGAGCTTCCTAATAGTGATGCTCACCGATTGTTTACTAACGACTTCAACAAGAATAGCTTTATTGAAGCTAATGGAGATGTTGAGATTGTTTGGAACAACCGATATAGTTATTGGGAAGTTCCAGCCTTTGCCGAAAGTCGCAAGGCTTACGGTGATGCTAAGCAACGCTACTGTGATCAACACGGTAGTGAGTAGTACTACCTTAACCAACCCAATAAAGCTCTATAGTATGGGCAACATTCAACTGGGGTAACCGACAGCACCCTAACACAAAGGATAAGCAGTAATGGATTTCGTAGTATATAAATCAGAGGCAGATAATCAGGGACGATTAGTAGAGCTTGTACATAATAAACACTGTGAGGTATACGAGGTTATAGTTGATGGCATACCAGTATTTAACTGTACCGATTACTTAATAGCAGAACACGAATACAATATGGAATGCGTATAGTCTCAGCCTACCCTATCCGCTATAGGCGCCCAGCGAAGGCGTAAAAAAAGCCCCGGCGATTTTTCTACTCACCCCCTACCGGCGGGGTATTCAGAATAAAAGTAATATTATTTCTAAAAAATGTTGAGTGAGTGACCTAACGTGTCACGACCATGTGCGATAATATATATATAAGGAGTTAAGGAAATGATGAACAACAGAAAAAAAGCAATAGCAATGCACAACGCGAGCAAGAAACGCTTTGC